AAATGGTATCAACTCGCCCTTCAGGAGCTAAAAGAATTCGACAGCGATCTTCCATGAGGTCGCGTCAAGGTGGCTGGTGGCAATGGGCCATACCAGCCGCCATCTCTGCCTTCAATCTTCTGTCTGGAAAAAAAGCGGCCGACCAGGCCGAGGAAGGTCAACGCGAAACCAATGCCGCGAATGCGCAGCTCGCGCAACAACAAATGGATTTCCAAGAACGGATGTCCTCGACCGCGTATCAACGCGGCGTCAAAGACATGCAAGCGGCTGGTCTCAATCCGATGCTCGCTTACTCGCAGGGCGGCGCGTCCGCTCCTGCAGGGCAAACGGCTCAGATGCAAAACCCTCAGGCTCAGGCGGCACAAATCCGCCAGGGCATGGTCGGCAGCTCGGCGCAACAGGCAATGGCCCTTTACTCTGCTTATCAACAATCCGCCCAAACCGAGGAAAACACAAAACTACTTGCGGCTCAAACTGCTAAAACTCAGTCGGAGACTATGGCTCACGACCTCAATACCGCCAAACTCATCGCAGATACTGATTTCGTCCGTACCGGCCAGGCTAATGCTTTCGAGCAAATTCTTGGCACTCGTTATAAATCTCAGGATGAAATGATGCGATACCGTGCCTCGATGGGGCACGAAGAACTAAAAGGTACCGGCTTCGCTGCCGACGTGGAACGTCGCAAAGCCGAAGCTAAAACCGCTCAATCGGAATCTCTTATCCGCAAATACGGAGTCGCCGAGGCTAAATCTACTTCTGATTTCTTCAATAAAGCCGGCGATCTGCCTAAATGGCTTCAACTGATACTTCACTCAATTCGCGAAATCCGCCCAATACGCTAAGGAGGAAAAAATGGAAAATCTCGATCTATATAGTCGCGTTCCTTGCGATCCTGATACTGGCGAAATTCCTATTCAACTTGTACGTATATCTAGCCTGGTCGATGGCGAGCCAGGCTTTCTAAGGGCCGGTTCTATGAACGGCCTTTTTAATTACAATACCGAGAAGGCGTCTCTCGAGTCCGGCATCGACGGCCAGGCCGAGCCCTCTATGACGCAGCAGCAGTTCCGTGAGGAAGCCGACATCAATACGATTGTTCGGCGCTTCGGCCTCACCGGGCAGTTGCCCGAGAACCCCCGTCTGCCGACCTATGGCGACTTCACGGAGGTCACTGACTATCAGACCGCCCTTAACGCCGTTCGGCTCGCTGACGAGTCGTTTATGGCCCTTCCTGCGCCTATTCGCGCGGAGTTCGACAACGATCCTCAAAAACTTCTCCTCGCGCTCGATGACGAGCGCAATGCGGATCGCCTTCGCGAGCTCGGTCTGCTCAATCCCAAAGCCGAGCTCACACCTCAACCCTTGCCTACAGGCGGCGCCTCAACGGCGCCAAAGGACCAGTCTTCTACTTGATGTCAACTGGTCCAAGTGACACCGGTAGTGCTCACTAACCACCGGTTTCACTTCACACTTCACCCCTTCAAGACCTCTTTGCTCACACCGTAGGTCCAAACCGCCCGCAGTACGCGGGCACTCACTCGGAGGCCAACATGCGTCGTCACTACGTCAACAAGCACAAATCCGCAGCTCAGTTCCGCCGCAACAGCTCACACACCAAAGCCGCGAACATTCGCGGCCCAATGCGCGGCGGCATTCGGCTCTAGCCGTGCCCTGCTTCCACCCGCTGCGGGCCTATACCGCTCCGGGTGGCGGCGTTACGTTCAAATCGCCGACCACCCATGACGGCAACCCCGTCGATCTGCCCTGCGGCCAATGTCTCGGCTGCAGGCTTCAACGTTCCTCGGACTGGGCTCTACGCTGCATGCACGAGGCGCAGCTCCATCAGGAGAACGCCTACATCACGCTCACATACTCAGATGAGAATCTACCTGCCGGAAACTCACTCCAATATCGAGACTTCCAGCTATTCATGAAAAGGCTCCGTAAATTCAAACATTCTCGCGATACTGCTATCGCTCCTGACTCTGCTGTCAGTCCTATTCGCTTTTATATGTGCGGGGAATATGGCGACCTTAATAAACGCCCACATTTCCACGCCTGTATCTTCAACTTCGGCTTTACTGCCGATCAGCTCTACTTCTCCAAAAATCAAAACGGAGACCTTCTCTTTACTTCTCCAACTCTCTCAAAACTATGGCCCTTGGGCCATGCTACTCACGGTCAGGTAACTCTCCAGTCCGCAGGATACTGTGCCCGCTACATACTCCAGAAAATAACCGGCGATGCGGCGCTTTCTCATTACGACGGCCGCACGCCGGAATTCAACCGCATGTCTCTTGGCGGTCGTTCGGCTAATGGTGGTATTGGCGCTAATTGGCTGCATAAATACCGGCACGATGTATTTCCCTGCGACTACGTCGTCGACCGTGACGGTCGAAAACATCGCGTGCCCGCCTACTACGACCGCCTCAACAAACGCTTCAACGCCTCCGACCTCGACCAGGTTAAGGCAAACCGGGAACAACGCGCCGGCCTCGGCCGCGCGGACAACACACCTCCTCGACTCCGGGCAAAAGAGGAAGTGCTAACCGCTGCCACTCGGCAGCTAATCCGCCCAAACTGCTAAGGAACCACCCATGCTTCTCTACGTCTGCGCCGCGCGTGATCGCGCTACCGAGGCCTTCGCTCGGCCTTTCTATGTCTCTCGTCCCGCGGAAGCTATCCGCTCCTTTCAGGACGAGGTTCAACGCAAGCCCTCTGATGGGCAATTCAATCAACTCAACGCTCACCCTACCGACTTTGAGCTTTGGCAGCTCGCGACCTGGGACGACAACTCAGGCGAATTCAAGATGCAACCCGAGCGGCTAGCTCGCGCCGAGGATTTCCACTTCGGTAAGGACTAATCATTCACGGGGGCTTCGGCCCCCAACTCACGGAGGTATCTCATGCTGATGCACAAAAACCGCAGCGTCTCCAATCACGAGTTCGCTATGGTCCCTCGCGCGGAAATTCCGCGTTCGTCGTTCAACATGCAACGCAATCTCAAGACGACTTTCGACTCCGGCTATATCTATCCGGTGCTATGCGAAGAAGTCCTGCCGGGCGATACGTTCAACGTTCGCATGACGGCCTTCTGCAGACTGGCAACGCCTATCTTTCCGGTGATGGATAACCTTCACCTCGAATCTTTCTTCTTCTTCGTTCCGAATCGCCTGACGTGGACAAATTGGCCTCGCTTCATGGGCGAGCAACATCAGCCTGGCGATTCAATCTCGTACACGATTCCGCAAATCGTTTCACCCGCTGGCGGCTTCGCCGTTGGCGAGCTCTACGATTACTTCGGTCTTCCTACACAGGGTCAGGTCACAGCCCTGGAAACCGTCACCGTCTCGGCGCTTCCTATTCGCGCCTACGCTCAGATCTATAACGAATGGTTCCGCGATGAAAACATCGTCGCTGCCTATGGTCATAACTGGGGCGACGGCCCTGATCTCTATTCAACGTATGCCCTCAATAAACGCGGTAAGCGGCATGATTACTTCACGTCCTGCCTCCCCTGGCCACAAAAAGGGGGTACGTCTATTTCAATACCTCTCGGCACGTCCGCTCCGGTCAAGACTTCTTCAACCGACCAGGTCACCGGCGCGCAAACCGCTCTCAAGATGCTCTCTGCTGGCGCTGGTGCCGCTATGGGCAATGGCCTATATCTCGGATCAACCGCCGCAGGTTCTAACGTCGGCGTCACTTCTACTGCAGTCGGCTCCGCGGCCGCGGCTGTCTACCCGTCAAATCTGTATGCCGACTTGTCTCTTGCTACCGCCGCAACGATCAACCAGCTAAGGCAATCCTTCCAGATTCAGAGGCTTCTCGAGCGTGATGCTCGAGGCGGCACTCGGTATACCGAGCTGGTCTTTTCACACTTCGGCGTCCGTTCTCCTGACGCCAGGCTCCAACGTCCTGAATATCTCGGCGGCGGTCATACACCTATCATCGTTTCGCCGATCGCTCAGACCTCCGCAACCGGGGTATCGGGTGGTTCCACCCCTATCGCGAATCTCTCTGCGGTCGGCACCGCTCTCGCTTCTGGCCACGGCTTCACTCAGTCGTTTACTGAGCACGGCTACATCATCGGAGTAATCAATGTCCGCGCCGACCTCACGTATCAACAAGGGCTTCGCCGTCACTGGTCCCGCAGTACACGATATGACTTCTATTTCCCCGCCTTCGCAATGCTTGGAGAGCAGGCAGTCCTTCAAAAAGAAATCTACTGCACCGGTGTCGATGCGGCCGATGACACCGTTTTCGGCTACCAGGAACGCTGGGCCGAATACAGATACGGTCATTCCGAAATCACCGGACTCTTTCGTTCCACCTCAACCGGCACCGTCGATCCCTGGCACCTGGCGCAAAGGTTCACCTCTGCCCCCACTCTCAACTCCACCTTCATCAACGAAACCCCACCTTTGTCGCGCGTCCTCGCTGTTGGGACTGCAGCGGCGGGACAACAACTATTGGGAGACTTCTTCTTCAACATGCGCGTCGCCCGACCCATGCCGCTCTACTCCGCTCCCGGCCTCATCGATCACTTCTAAA